CTCAAAATAAAAACCAGCCAAAGATTGAAAGAAAAATAATCGAGGTTAAAGAGAATTGTTTTTATGTATCATCCTTAAATCTAAAAAATGCAGCTAAGAAAATACATAAACGCTTTAACGGCGCTTATGTTATTGCTATCAATGAATAGTAAACCAAATATACAAAGTCGTGTGGTGGAATTTGAATTTTCTGATCCACAGTTAGAGATATTGGAGTCAACGGCTCAAATCAAACTCTTTCATGCTGGCGTCGGTAGTGGTAAAACTCACTCATTGGTGCAGATAATTTAATCTTAGCGATTAACTATCCTCATGTGAGAGGATTCATTGGAGCGAATACTTATAGCCAATTAAGTAAATCAACATTGGTTGGAGTATTCAAATTATGGGCCTCATTCGGAATTATTCGCGATGTGCACTATGTGGTAAATATAATGCCTCCTCCTGATTATAAAATTTATGGGGAGCGTTTAGAGCGTTACAACAATACAATCAGTTTTAAGAATGGTAAATTAATTTTCTTAGCATCATTAGAAAATTATCAGGCCATTGACGGTATTGAGATTGCACATGCTCACTTAGATGAAACTAAAGATACTCCAGAGGAAGCAGTAAAAGAAGTTATCTTGGCTCGTTTACGACAAAAAGGTTTATGGCTAGATAAATTTGGAAAGATTACAACTGATGAAAGTCAAGGAGTAGTTGGTTACAATCCATTAAGCATCTTTACATCACCAGCGAAAGTGGATTGGATTTCTGAATGGTTTAATTTCCCTAAATACTTTGAAGAGATTAATGCAACCATATTCGAAGAAGGGAATTACTTCCGTAAACGCATTGGCGATAAGTTAGTGATCATTTCATCAACCTATCATAACGCACATAACTTGCCAGCTGGTTACATTGAAAGTAAATTGATTGAACCGAATGCTCACAATCAGCATTTGATTCACATGTTGGTTTATGGCTCTCCATTAGCTAAAGCTGGTAATGAATACTATAACACCTTTGACCGAATGAGACAGGTGAAAGATGTTGAAATGCCAAATAACATTCCGGTTCATATTGGATTTGACTTTAACCGTGGTCCTTATATTACTTCTGGATTGTATAAGGTTTGGTATAAGTCTGACGTGAATCGTTGGCACATTCATAAGTTTGATGAGGTTTTATTACCTCCTCCACATAATACCACCGAACATTTAGCAAATAAACTCATTGAATTATACGGCCATAAATTTACTCATGGTGTTTTTTATTATGGTGATTATTCTGGATTCAATAAACGAACCAACTCAGTTGAAGATGATTATGATATCATCCGAAGAGTCTTAGCGAAGTACTTACACAATACTTCTGATAGAGTGATTGTGAATGACCGAGTAGTAAAACGTAAAGAGTTCATGAATAAAGTCAATTATGGTTCTTTGCCGATTGACTTTACCATGTCTCCTAAATGCGTGAAACTGATTGCTGATTTCGAGTTTGTGAAAGAAGGACCAGATGGTAAAAAACTAAAATCTAAAGATAAAGACGGCAACGAGAAATACGGACATACATCCGATGAAACGGAATATGTATTCACGAGCTTATTTGAACAATACTATAACATTTAAAAACGATTAACCATGGCATACAAGTTAGACAAAGGAACTGAAACCTTGAAGAAAACGATTAAAGGGAAGATTACTCATCCTGATTACAAAAGAGTAAATGAAATCATGGACCAGTACACAAAGTATGTGACTGGTGAAGATGTTGGTTCATTACTTCGTCAATTCAATCCAAGGGAAGAAGATACTCAATTTAAACAACGTAAAGAATTAACTCAAGCTGTTACATCTGATATGGCTAACCGAATCTTATCTCCAATGTATAAAATTGGTAGAAGTCGCGCAGATGTTTTAATCAATTGGAAAAGTGCAGATGGATTGGATAAAAAGAAAACTGAAATCATTGAAGTAGCTAGTAAATTCTATGGCGACGAATCTGTGGAAGCTTATTTGACTAACCGTTTAGTGGAATTAGATGCAACAGATCCTAATAGTTTTATTGTCACCGAAGCTAATGGTGCTTATGATCCTACTAAACCAGAAAGCGAAACCAATAAGAAGCTGGTACCATATCCATTTGAGGTTAACAGTAAAGAGGCGGTGAATTATGAGTATGTGAATAATGAGCTGCAGTATTTAATCGTTAAGAACGAGTTCTTTGTTTCCGATAAAGATGGTAAGCCTGTTGAAATGAGTAAATACACCATATACTTAGATAACGAATCGGTGATGGCTACTCAAATACCAAAAGATACTTTGGATACTTATATTGCTGCTAATCCTGACATAAACTCGTATGAAGTTTGGAATGTAAAAGAAAAAGATGAAGAGAACGACGAGGTTTATATCATTCGAGTGATTGAACATAAAGCTGGCCGCATTCCTGCCCGTCGTGTTGGAACTAAAAAAGATTTAACCACTCGTGGCCGCACTTGTGTTCCTATCATCCATCCTGCTCACCCCTACTTCTCGAAATCTATCAAAACGATGTCGGAATTTGATTTGGCAACTTGCTTACACTTGTTCCCTCAAAAAATTCAATATGATGAGGTGTGCCCGGGAGATATCACAAACAATGAAATCTGTAACCAAGGTAAAACGGCCGACGGTCATACTTGTAGACACTGTAAAGGTTCAGGATACAAAACGCATACATCAAGTGCCGACATTATTCGCGTGAAATTGCCTAAAGACATTAAAGATATGGTGTCATTAGATAATTACATGACTTACAAAGGACCTCCAATTGATTTATTAGAGTTTCAAAAGAAATACGGCTTATATGAGTTAACTGAATTAGCAACAAAAGCGGTTTATACTTCTGATTTGTACAGTCCGAACACCAATGCCGTAACAGCTACCGAAAAAACAATTGATTTAGAAAGTGTTTATGACACCTTAAAACCATTTGCCGATAGCTGGTCCGCAATGTGGAAGCATATCATGAATGTGATTGCATCGTATCGTGATTTGAATAAAGATATTGAAATCAATCACCAGTTCCCGAAAGATTTTAAAATGAAATCAGTAACGATGTTGTTGGAGGACTTGAATAAAGCAAACACTTCAGGCGCTCCATCTTACATTAAAAATGAAATCAATAAAGACCTGGCACAGAAATTATACATCGACAAGCCCAACGAATTATTGAAAATTGAGGTGAAGAATAAGTTTTTCCCATTCAACGGTAAAACAGAAAGCGAGATTTCAAACATCATCGTGAATGACTTAACCTCGAAGTATAATAAAATCCTTTACGCAAACTTTGACAATATTTTTGATGAATTAGATGCTGAAAACTCGGTCAATGATGTAAATTTCTACCGCATGGAGAAATCTAAACAACAATCATTGATTAAGGCTAAAGTGGATACTATCATTTCAGAACTTGACACAGCTGCATCAAATGAAAGAGTACAAACGTTTAATCCAAACTTTGGAGGATAGGACATGTTAGAAGTAATTAAAACATCTAACGGTAGAATAATGTTTAAATCTCAAATAGAGGTTTATGATGCGCATGCTGAAGAAATGGGACTGAAAGATAAGGATGAAACATTAGTTCCTATTTGTTTTGATCCTTTAGCGGTTACGTCATATCGGCCTTCATATACCAGAGGAAGAAGTGAGAAACTATTACAAACTTTAGTTGAGATTAAGGGTACTGATGGATATGTGATTGAATGCACCTTTGATAAGTTTCACGAAATATTTATGAATTACAAATAATGCCAACGTATAAAGAAGTTTCAAAAATAAAATCGGATTTCATCTCTAAAAAAGAGGAATCGATTACTAATTCATTAACTGATCAACAAAGTAATTTGTATGATAAGCTATTGAGCGACTTCATGAAAGTGGCAAAGGATAAAGCAGACGGAAAAGAAGTAAACATTAATAAACTTCAATCGCAATTCAGAAAGTTTTATGATCAGAACTTTAATGAGGTGATGAGGCAAACTATTAACGCTTCACGTTCATTAACAGACTTAAATCAAATGTACTTCTCTACTCTTTTAGATTCTAATCGCTTAGATGAAATACACGACAATACTAAAAAGTTAGTGGATAAGTCATTAGGAGTGACTGATGCCAATAAATTAATTTCAAATGGATTCACGGATAAAGCTATTGCAAACAAGCAAGTACAAAATCTATTCGCTAAAGAGGTGAATAAGATATTGATCGGAAACCCTGACGTTAACCTGATGCAAAATAAGCTAAAGGAGTTTATTTTAGGGAACAAACAAAGCACCGGCATACTTGAGAGATATTACCGAAACTTCGCTAATGATTTATTAATCAGTATTGACAGAAGTAATTCGTTAGTGTATGCCAATGAATTAGAATTACAGTCTTTCTTTTATGGCGGTGGTTTATTAACCTCTTCAAGAAGTTTCTGCATTAGTAAAAACGGAAAGATATTCACGAGGTCAGAAGCGGAGAAGTGGAAAGATTCAACGTTTATCACCTCCATGTATGGAACAAAAATCAATGATTATGAGCCACTGGTTAACATGGGTGGTTATGGATGCCGACATACTCCTGATTGGATTACTCAAGACATCGCTAAGGAGTTAAAACCAGAAAACAATAAGAAAGCAGCTGAAAAAAATAAGGCTTTTAAAGATAAACAGTCATAAAATAGGGACATCATGTCCCCATTATAAAACTTCAATTTACTGAATTTTGAATCATCTTAAATAGATTCAAAATATGAGCATTATAGCTAGAAAAGGTAAACTTCAAAAGACATTCTCAGATTTATCTTGGGAAAATTTAGGAGAAAACAAAAACGGATGGGAAGAAGTAAAGGCTGGAGGTACAACTTCAAATATTACTGCTAAAGCTGTTCCTCCTCCAACTGGAAACGTTGAAAAGAAAGAAGCTCCAGTAGTAAATGCTACAACTTCTGATATTTCTAAAAAAGTAGAAGAAGAAGAAGCTCCTAAAACTGAAAACACTAACGGGCCATCGCAAGAAGAGAAGTTGGAAAAGTTTTTAGAAGAAAGCAAAGCAACGTTTTCTGAATCTGTAAAAGAATTAGGAATCACTAAAGGTTTAATCAAAGATTATTTCGATAAAGAAGAAAATGCAGTGGCTTACAAGGCCTCTGATTCTTTAGATGTTTTAATTGGTTTATTGTTTGAGCACTTAAACGGTGATGTTGAATTATTAAAATCTAAATTTTCATTATAATGTTAGTACAACTAAACTCCAACGGAAAGAAAATCGAAATCAAGAAAGTAGATTTTGACAAATTCTCTGATGATCAAAAGAGAAACTACACTATTTTAAATAATAGTGAAGAATCAGAAACAAAGCAAACAACTGCTGATACTTCAAAAGAAAAACCAGCAGCTAAAAAAGCAGACGAGCCAGCAAAGGCTTAAATATATTGCGTTATAGAGCAGCGGTCAGCTCGCTTGGTTCATACCCAAGAGGTCAGCGGTTCGAATCCGTTTAACGCTACTAAAGGTGCCAGTAACTATAACTGGATGATTAAAAGCTGACGGGTAAGCCGTATGAATTATGAATAAACAAGAAATGGAATTTGTCACTCAATTAGTAACCACAACACTAGGAGTACAACAAACAGAAATCGCCTCGGTTTTGTTTGACATCAAAGAGGATGACACCGCAGAAGTAAAACCTGACGCTCTTAAATTTTTGTTAGATAAATCAGCTGTAAGAGTTGCATCATTTAAAGAAGCCGAAACAAAGGCTCACGATAAAGGATTCAGCAAAGCGAAAGCAGAAGCGATTTCAAAATTCGAAACAGAGTTAAAAGAAAAACTAGGAGTTACATCTGACAAACAAGGACTTGAACTTATTGAATTTGCTATTTCTGAAAAGATAAAAGCGTCAGGTGGTGAGATAGACGAAGAGAAAATTAAACGTTCTCCAGTGTATTTAAAAACCTTAGAGCGTTTAGAAAAGGATAAGGCAGATGCAGTGAAAGCCGCAGAAGATAAGTTCAACGAATTGAACAATAAGATTCAAAAAGAATCAACGTTCAAAACTATTGCCGAACAAGCAAATGCTGTATTAGATGAATTAAAGCCGATTTTACCAACAGGCCAAACAGCCGAGGGTAAATCAAAAGCAGAGATTCAAAGACAACGTTTCTTAAATGAACTTAGCTCAGAGTATGGCTTTGAAATTCAAGACGGTAAGATATTAGTGACTAAAGATGGTAAAATTTTAGAAGATGCACATGGCAACATGATTCCTTTAAAAGACATCGTAAAGAATAGAGCTAGTGAATTATGGGACTTTCAACAAGGCGAACAAAGAGCAGGAACAGGAAACAATAATAATGCAGCTGGAGCGAATAACGGTGGTGGTGTTAAAAAATATAACGGCCCTGCACCAAAAACAGCTGAAGAGTACTCCTCAATGATCGGTAAAGCCGAAACCATTGAAGAGAAAAAAGAAATCATGCAACTATGGGAAGAGGGTCAAAAAAAGTAAAAGTTTAACCCTTAATCAAAACCTGACGAGGTCAAACGTTATAACATGGCAATTACGCAAACAGTGCTTACAACAGCATTAGTAAAACAAGAATTAATGTGGGCTGACTCACAAAGAAAAGCAGACTACCAAGCAAACGCTGTGGCAGCTAACGCTTTAATTGAAAACACAACCGCTCGTTTAGAGATTTTATCGGATGTATCTGATAAAAAAACGCGTAAAGCGAAAATCTATTGGAACGATGTGTGTGGTGTTACTCCTGGAACGACTGCTCCAAACTTCTGTACAATTACTGGAACTGCTCCAAATTCAGCAGCTAAAGAGTTTGAAATTACTAAGTACGCAACTTCTTCTTTTGAATTAGACGAAGCGTTGTATGTAAACAACCAATTAAAATTGGATGAAGTGTTTGCGGACACTATGTTAAAACATTTAAAAGCGTTAGATGAGAAAATTGCTCAAGTTTCTGTGTCTTCTTTAGACGCTTTTGTTCAAGCAAATGCAAATACAGGTGGTATCGGCTGTACTGATGAAACTGGTGATTGGGTGGAAACATTTATTAACCCTTCTTACTGGTCACCTAGTATCATGAGTTATTTTGCTAAAACAGCAATCTTAAATAAATTCTCAAATCCATTCTTATTAGATGGCTCAAACTTATTTGATCATTATACATTAGCACAAGTTAACTCTGCAAATGCTGATGGAAAAGGTGCTGCAAACATGTTTAGCTTAATGAAAATGTATTCTGATTTATTTAATGTTGAGGCTGTTTCAGCTGGATCTACATACATGATTAATC